GTGAGTGCCTGCACTACCTGCGCAGCAGCAACTGGGGCATCAAGGCCCCGCATAAGGTGCGCGAGCTGGGTAATGCAGCCCGCAAGCTGGTGGATCAGGGCATGGCACCTGATGCCATCTGCGCCGAGCTGGGTTGTGACCGCGAGCAGCTCAAAGAAGCCCTAGTGGCCACTGCAGGCATCGCTCACGATGTCAAAGGGTTTGATTTGCACTGCTCGCACTATCCAACACCCATGGACTGGCTTGAGCGGCAAGAAGAGTTGGCAATGGCGGCAAGCTAAATCAGTATTCTCAAAGCTGATCCATGGCCGGAGCCTACTTTGCGAGTCTTGATGTCCGGCTATGGATCAAGCTCGCCACGACTGCGAGCGCTGCGCCCACCACAACCAGCACCATGACCGAGGTGCTGTCCATGACCAATGCTTCGATTTCGGTCAGCTCGGACACCCAGACGGTGCTGGACTATTCAACTGATTTTGGCTTCTCAAGCCAACTGGTGACTGGAAATTCCTACAGCCTCGGCTGCCAGCTCAATTTGGACCCGACATCAGAAGGTTATTTGACACTTAAGCGTGCAGCTCAAACTTCTGCTAGCAACGTAACTGTGCAGTGGTACCGCGAGCTGCCGCTGGTGGGCACCAGCAACGACAACCCCCAGGTCGATGCCGGTGTGGCGTTCGTGTCCAACTGGTCTGAGAGCTTGGAAGCTGGCTCGGTGGCCAGCGTCAGCTTTGACCTGCTGGGCTACGGCGCACCCAAGAACTACCGCCAAGGCGACCCGGTGGCCACCTTGACCATCACCGATGGCGGCTTGGGCCTGACTGCTGGCACAGGCGTGGCGTTGGTTTCCACCAGCCCTGCTCAAGGCAATGGCTCTGGCAAGAACGCCACTGCGACGATCACCGTCAACGGTTCTGGCGTCATCCAAACCGCCACCATCGTGGCCGGCGGCCAAAGCTACAAGGTGGGCGATGTGCTGACCATCAGCGATCCAGCGGTGCTGGGCAGTGGCGACACGGCTTGCGTGCTGACTGTGGCCACCGTCAGCTGAGCAAGCTAAGGCGTGGAAGATGGGGCGGCAGGTGGTGGGCCTGCCGCTTTTTCTTTGGCTACAGCGCCCGACCGGCAAGACGTGACCATTCAGCCTTGAAGAACCCGTCTAAGGGCAGGTTGGTTAGAGCAGGCTTGATCCAGTCGCGGGCTTTGTAGTTCCTGCTGGGGATCCCTTGAAGGATGTAGCCGGCATAGTTGACGCCACTGTTGCCCCAGGTGAACTTGAGGGTGGTGGCATCAATGCGCTCACGGCGCTGGCTGCGCAGGAATGCCCCGGTGTCCACGATGTCGCGGGGGCTGCCCTCGATGGTGCCGTTTTTGCGGTAAGTGGTGCCGGGCCAGGGGAACTGGACCAGCTGGATCTCTTCTTTGAGCTGCCGGTCAATGGCTTTGCCATAGGCCGTCATGATGTTGGCCACGCGCAACTTCAGCTGGGGTGCGTTCCAGCCGGTGAGCTTGTAGGTGGCTTGAACCTGAACAGCCATCAGCGTTGCCGGTAACGAACGATCCGCACGCGATCTCCAATTACCGTTCGGATGGTGGAGCCGATCAGGCCAGTGGTGCCGTAAGGCGTGCGGCTGCCAAGCACCTCACAGGTTTGGCTGCCCTGGCCCGAGAAGTTGAGCGTGCCACGGGTGCCGGGCTTAATGCGGGCATCGAGGGCCTGTGGGTTGATGGCATAGCCCTCAAAGAAATCGGCATCCACGTCAATGCCTGGCAGGTCTTCTTTGGTGGGCGAGCCCTGGCGCAGGTACAGGGTGACGGTGACGGCTTCGGTGTTGGCCACAACGTTGCCAGTGGTGGCGTCTGTCGTGGTGCCAGAGGTGGGAACAGTGAAGGAGGCGGTCGCGTTTGCTAGTGCGATCAAAGCGCTGGCCATTTCCTATCCCCTGTGTTGATAGGTTTCCGTTTGCGGCAAGCTATGGAACGGATGGTGTGGCGACGTGGCGGACAGTCTCGGAAGTGCCGTACTGACGCTGACCGTTGACGATGCGGCTTACAACGCTGGACTTCAACGCGCTAAGCGGACAACAAATAGGTTCTTAGGTGATATCGCAAACGAAGCTGGTGCCCTTAGAGGTGGCCTGCAAGCAGGAGCATTAGCTGCGACAGGCGCGGCGGTAGCCGTTGGCGCAATTGGCTTTGCCATTGTTCAAGCTGCAGGTGACGCGCAAAAGCTGACCGCAGCATTTACCGGGTTGACGGGCTCTGCTACAGCGGCAGCCCAACTACGGCAAGAGCTTTTTACTCTCAGCAAGGCCACGCCATTCCGCAATGACGAGCTACTCAACGCAGCTCAGCGGTTTTTGGCTGTAGGCGTTGAAGTTGACAAGCTAGGCGGCACCATTAACCGAATTGGGGCTCTCGCGGCTCAGTCTGGTCAAAGCCTTGACCGCATTGGGCTCATCTATGCCCAGGTGTTTGCTAAAGGCAGGCTGCAGGGAGAGGAAAACCTACAGTTCCTTGAAGCTGGAATTGACCTAAACAACGAGCTGGCGCAAGTCACTGGCTTGTCTGGCGCGGCATTGCAAGACGCAATGAGCAAAGGCAAAATCAGCGTCAACGATGTCAACCGTGCCATTGTCCTAGCCACGGGCAACATGACAGCACTGGTTGGCGCAGGCCAGTCAGTTAGCGTTCAGTTTGCGAACATCGGCGACAATATTCAGCAAGTCTTTTTGGGCTTTGCTCAGGCTGTGTCGCCTGCGCTGTCAGCAGCCTTTGGAGTTATTAACCAAGGATTAGACCGCTTGTTTCCTTCGCTGGAAAGCATCACAAAGTTCTTCCAGCCCTTGGCCACTGAAGCTGAGCGGTTTTCCAAGCTGCTGGAAAAGAACCCAAGGGTTGTCGAGGCGCTTGCCTTGGCCTTTGAATCGCTGCTAAACACTGCTATTAACCCAGTCGTTGAAGGCATTACTGCAATTAACGACGGCCTTGAAAAGCAGCCTCAAGGGCTTGTTAATTCAATTACTGAGCTAGAGCTTAAATTACGCCGTGCAGCGTTTACCGCAAGCGGACTCGTCAAAATTATTACGGCGCCCGCAAGGCTGGGCGGCCTGCTTAGCGGAGAGGCTCGGGATCAGCTTCTGGCCGGCTTAAACGACCTTCAAAAGGCATTTAATGCCCAGCCAATTGATGTCCCAATCAATGTCAAGCCCAAAGCAGAGGAAGTTGCTCAGGTGGCTGGTGACTTGAGCACAAAAACACAGGGCTTAAAAGACGCGCTCTTGAGCGGCGCTGAGGCTCTGAAGAAAGCCTCTGAAGAGTCTGCTAAGCGGTTTATTGACGCCTCTCGGCAGCTTTTGGAAGCACGTCTCAAGCTGAGCGAAACCCAAGCCAACCCGCAGGGCCTCAATCGTTTTTTGGCGCCAGATGAGGTCTTTACCCGAACTCGTGCAGCGATTACTAGCCTTGGCCCTCAGCTGGAGGCAGCGCTGAAGCGCGGCGCTGAATTGCTTCGCAGTCAAGGCGTGGGTACTGGCCGGCCCCTGTTTGGCAACATCCGAGAAATCTTTAGTCAAGCGACAGCCGGAAGCTTTGCCTCGGTGGATGGGCTGCAAAAGATTACGCAATTCATCAATGACGTAAACGCTGAAGCTGATGCCATTGCTGGCGTCAACTCGGCCCAAGATCAGGTCAACGCGATCAACAAAGAACTGGTTGGCGTCAATACGTCCTTACGTGACCAGATCACAGCCCTTGTCGGTAAGGCTTGGAACGTGCAGGTGAACGTTGATTCCTCTGGTCAGTCCACGGTCTACGGCGACGTGGTGAACACCGCCCTTTCCCCAGCATGACCATCACCATTGGCTCGTTCACTTGCAGCTTCCTGACGGTCCAGCCGTTTGGGTACGAGGGTGAAGCCCGCACGGGCCTGACTGCCCGCACGTTCCAGATCAATGGCCTGCTGACCCCGGCCCAGTGGCAGTCGCTGCTGAGTGAATACAACACCTGGCGTACCACTCGCATCACAGATGCCGATACGGCGTCCTCTGGCACGGTTGGCACCACGGTCAACCTGACGGCCAGCGCCAATGGCGTCAGCGTCACCAGCCTTGCCTGCTGGTTTGCGGATCCTCCCAGCGGTGAGCAGGCCGGGGCTTACATCAGTGCCAGCGTCACCCTTGTTGATGCCAACCAAGCCTTAGCGGTCATCCTGCGCGAGCAAGAAAAGTCACGCCAGAACAGCGAGGCGACGCTGCCCAGCTTTGGGAGTTGGTACATCGTCACCGGCACCCCAGACAAAATCGTGCCTTCTCTTGCGGGAGGAGAAACAGCCGCTGCGACCATCGTGCTCACGGCTGACCCTGTGACCTATCAGGACGGCCCGACGCTGGGGCTGACGACCACAGGCGCGCACGTCATCCAGGGCCCGCTCACCGCCACTAAGGTCCGCCGCATTGAGGGCACCACCAGCAGCGCCAGCTGGGCCGTCATCCAGACGTGGTACGAGGAAGTGGTGGCTGCCATCCCGGCAGTCAACAGCTGGTTCCCCATTTCTCCACCCACAGCCACTGCAGAAATCATCATCAGCTCGGGCGCCAAGAGCACTCGGTACACCGTCAGCGTTGACCTGGCGCTGGTGAAGTAATGGCCATTGACATCCGCGCCACAGTCACCTGCTCACTGGGCACCCTGATTAGCGGCAGCATCTCGGACGATTACCTGCAAGGCAGCGGGCTCGTCAAGACTCGCGGTACCTGCGAGATCAGCGGCCTGATCACCCCTGCTGTAGGAACAGCGGTCACCTTCAGCTACACCAAGGGCGGGGTTACCACGAGCATCCCCCGCAAGCTGCGCGTCCTCTCGTCGTTCGCGGATCCCTTCCGCCGCACCACCAAGGTGGAGCTGGGTTGCAAGCTCACTTACTTGTCCGACCTCCAAGAGCCGATCAAGTGGGAAGCGTTTGACGACCCCGAGAATGCCAGCTACGACACCGACGATCAGCGCATTGTTACCCTGCCGATCCACGCCAGCAGCGTCATGGCCAAGTGCCTGACCGAGTTGGGCATCACTGCCAGCAGCAGCCCACTCACCAATAAGTTCTCGATCGCCGCCTTTGACTTTGGCGCCGGCTACGTTCAGGTCCTAAACGACTTGCTGGTGTCCGAGTCGTACTTCGGCTACCTCGACGCGAGCGAGGTGTTGCAGATCGCCAGCCTCGATCAAGAAGGCGGCACCGGCCCGGTCTACACCAGCGCCGACATCGTGGACCTTGGCCCGATTGGCACCGGCCAGCTCCCTGGCGAAGCGGTGACGGTGAGCTACAGCAGCCTCAAGCTCAAGGATCCAGATGCTAACGCGGACAATGACGCGATCAACTGGGAGTACAGCTTTGTTTCCACTCAAGTGGAAGTGCCAATTATTTACACCCCAGCGATCGGGGGCAGCCCGAGTACTCAAATTTATCGCGGCATTGAATCAACCGAAACAATTACCAATTACACCGTTGTCAACGGCCAAAGCGTAGTGCAAAGCCGGGTGGCCACTGAAAACCGTATTGCAGCATCAGTAGCTGGATCACTGATTAACCAATATTTAAGCAACGGGCTGACTTTTTCAGGATCAGCCCCAGTGGTTTCAACAAGCAGTACTTTTTATATCTATGACCCAGAAGGCAACGAAATTCAGACCGACACGATCAAGCAGGAGCAACTGCTGGCGATTTACGGCGACGTGGGGCTGGACATGGTTTTCTCTTCCAGCGATTATGTAGTCTTTTCCTTGGGTGCCAATGCGCCGCGTTACACAACAGAGCGCGTAGTGGTTCAAAGCCAGCCAATTGGCGACTACACCAGCAGCACGACCCGTGTTTATGGACTGTGGAACCGTACTATCGCAGGCCAACAAAGCATTGCCCAATCCCGCGACAGCCTGACCACCGCAAGTGCAGTGACGGGCTATGTGGGCAAAACACTGAGCAATTCTCTGAACCTGCTCAGCGTGACGGTCGCAACGAACCAGACCGGACGCGAGGCTGCTCAAGCCAGACCTGCAGAAGCTGATCGGACTAATGCTGCCTACGCCAAGGACGGCGACCCCAATAACGGGTGGCGAACTGAAAGCGAAGCTGAGCTGGAGCTGGCCCTCGGCAGCGCCACGGCCCAGCGGCGCATTGAGTTCTCAATGCCCTATGTCCCCGACGACATTTTCTCGGGGCCCAGCGGAGGACCGTTTACGGCCACGCCCAGCGATGCTGCGGCTAAAGCTAACCGCTACGGGCGGGTCCAAAACCGCCTGCTGCTGGGCAACCGGAGCGGCGTCAACCTTCAGCTCGCGCCAGAGCGGCTGCCTGTGGCCCCGTTCAGCCCGCTGTACCTGCAGGCCGATGGCTTGACAGCGCTGTACCGGAGCAACGGCAACCAGTGGGCGTTTGATAGCAACGGCATTGTCTGCAGCACGGATGCCCTGTTCTGGGCAGCAGTCGGCGGCACTGGAACGTTCTGGTTCCCCGTCGCCCCAGGCGTGACGACCCTGCCTGCCGAGCCCGCAATTGTGGACGGCCAGATGAACGCCACCAACACAGTCCTGCCCTACAACGAAACTGCTGTCTATGAAGGCCGCCTGCGCCTCGGCAATGTCGTCACCAAGTTCGACTACAGCCTGTCACTGCTGACTGTGGTGCCGGCGCTGGTTCTGCGTACTCAAGCTGAGGTGCGCCGCATCCTCAAAGTAGAGGTGCCGGCAGCATCAAACAGCGTGGCAGCCTTGGTGCCAAAAGTCAGTGGCGGTGGCAGTGTCAAGCCCCCGCTTGCATCAATGGCATTGACTGCACTGGCCCCCGCCGTTGCAGGCGGCAGTTCAGTCAAGGTTCCACTCAGTAGCGTGGAAGTGGCTGGTCTTAATCCCGAACAAGCCGGAAAGTTTAAGCTGCAAATCTTTGTTCCTTCAGCAGGAATTACTGATACTGCAGCAACGCCTATAGTAAGCGGCGGAGCAAGTATTGCATCACCTGTTAAGAGCATTACCGTTCAAGCTTTGACACCTAAGCTACTTGACGCAAATGCTGCTGCATATATTGCTGCTGTCGAAGCTGCGGATGGCCAAGACCTAGAGGAGGCTACTTACTATGCCATCAATGATTTTGTGCTTGGCTGCAAGACGGACGGCATCTGGAGCGCTATTAAGGCTTGTTGCATCCTTGCCGGCGCTCGCACGTTAACTGGAGCCTTGACCCCGCTCGTTGGTGCAGCACCAACAAACGTAAACTTTGTTTCAGGCGACTATAACCGCAAAACTGGATTAATAGGAGACGGAAACACCAAGTATATTAATACTAACCGCAATCGGCAGGATGATCCGCAAAATAGCCATCATATTGCGGCGTGGCTAACCACTGTGCCTACAAACGGCACTGTTAACTGGATTTTTGGTGGAGGTTCCGGCGGCGGCGAAGTTGGCGCTACGCATCTTGCCGCTAACAGTAGCGTTTTTGTCTTGCGTCATTCATCAAACGCAGCAGTCTCTGCTTCAGGTAGCGATAACTCACTGAGCACTGGATTGGTCGGCTTAAATCGAAGCACTTCTGCTTCATTTACTTACTATCGAAATGGGCAATCTGTTAGCAAAACACTTGCATCAGATGGTCGAGTCAACAGCACGCTAAGTATTTACACAACAGGTACGTTTAGTAACAGCACTGAGCTTTCAAACCAGCGCGCCGCCTTCTATTCCATCGGTGAATCCTTGGATCTGGGCTTGTTGAGCGCCCGCGTCAGTCAGCTGCTGACAGACCTGACTAATGCGATCCCGTGACACGACGGAAAACTAGGGCATAAGACCGCAAGTGCCCCGTGGCCGTCACGATCAGCCTGTACAACCACACAGCCAAGCTGTTTGCTGACGGCAGCAACGCCGCTGCCGACACCTACAAAGTGGCGCTCTACACCGCCGCCACATTCGACGCCACCAACACCACGCTGGCAGGAGTCACCAAGACCGAAGTGGCCGGCTCGTTCGGCTACACCACAGGTGGCCAGGCGTTGACCGGCGTTGCAGTTACCACGGTTACGACCAACGACGCCAAGTTTGACGCCAACGACGCAACCTGGAGCGCCTCAGGCGGTGCCATCACAGCTTCCTACGCCATTCTCTACAACGACACGGACGCAAACGACCCGCCTATTGCCTTTATTGACTTTGGTGGCTCTGAGTCGGCTGGAGATGGCACCGACTTCAAGATCATCTGGAACGCCTCCGGCATCTTTACCTTTACGGTGGCCTAATTCATGGCACTCACCACCACAATTAGCCAAAAAGAACTGGCTCGCGTTGCCAACCTGGCTTACGAAGGCGAGACGCTCAAAGTCATGCTGTGCTCGGTCGGCGTCAGCGGTTACACGTCCGAAAGCACCGTGGCCAATTGGCAGAGCGTTGAGCAAAGCGGCAACGGCTACGCCCGCTTCAGTAGCGTGATTGCCACTGGCGCGTATGACGCCACCGACGCCCGCTACGAGATCCCGGCTTTGGACGCCGCCTTCACTGCCACTGGTGCGGGCTACACCTACGACCGCATTGTCTGCTACATCGACGGAGCCACCTACATCCACAGCCTCATCACGGAAGACCCCAACATTGCTTTGGCCGCAGGCCAAACGCAGACCTACCGCATCCAACTCGTCACCGACGACTAGGCATGAGCACCCAGATCAACGTCACGGTTGGATCGGGCGGCCTCAGTGATCGCGCCAAGCAACAACAGCAAGCGGCCCGCCAAGCCCAGCTGGAAAAAGAGCGTACCCTCAACCTAAGCGCTGAAGCGTTGGATAAACGCGTTGCAGCGCAAGCAGCTAAGGGCTTGTCGCTCGACGGCAAACCCCTCTACGGAACCAGCTTTAAGCAACCGCAGATTGAGCGCAGACCCGCAGCTAATCGCAGAGCCGGTGATGAGTTCTTCCTGATGCGCCCTAGCGCAGAACCTGTCGCTAGCCAAGTCCAGTTAAACAATCGCGGCTTAATTTCGTTTGCCACAGTAGTTAGTGGTACGCCGACCTACTCAAGTGTCTTGGGCCCAAACAGCAGCCCAACACTAATCTGCGCCAGTTCGCCACGAGGCAACTATGTCAACATCACTGGCCGATTTCCTTTTGAGGATTCCAATAGCCGCTTCAAAAATGGCGTTCAAGATTTTACCTTGCAGTATTACGCCAAGTTTGGCACAAACTATGTAGTCCTGCAGGACTATGTAGATACATCAGTGCGCGTCGGCTCTAACGGTTATATTGATATTAACTTAGGTCTTGAAACGCGAGGTAGCGGGGTAAACAGAGCAGCATACAGAACGCTTACATTTACGGTGCGCGGCGATAGCAGCAAGCCATCTATATTTCTTTATGATCTTTTAGATTTACTGAGTTCCACAACTGGTCCGCAGCTGCTGCCTGGAGTTTGGCATCACGTCGCCATCAGCCGAAGCGGCACAACAATCCGTGCATTTTTTGACGGCGAAATAATTGGTTCCACTGTTGTTGATTGGCCGACCTTAGCCTTTAACCCAAGCCCTGCGTCAACATGGTTAGATGCTTATTTTGGCACTAACCAAGTTGTAACGACACCGGCAGAACCGGTCTATTTGCACGGCCTACGCTTTGACACCAAAGCGCTGTATACCGCCAACTTCACGCCACCGCTTAACTTGTAACCATGACCCGTACCACGCCGCCTGACCCACGCCGCCTGAGCCAGCAGCTCAAGATCCAGACAGCAGCCAACCGCTACGCCAAGTTGCTGCAGGACAGTGCGGCTAGAGTTATCGCAAAGATCGTCAACAGCTAATGCTGCCGTTCATCACTCCACCCGCAGCGCCGACCACTCGCCGCGTCGGCAATGACCGCTGTGGTGTGTTGGAGCTGGAAGTTAGGGGCGGTCTGACAGTGGGCGAGTCGGCCACCATTGCCGAACTCCTAGCCGGTGAGCAGTCGAGCTTCGTGCGTGGCGCCCAGATTGCCGACGCCATCGCCAAGGAAGAAAACCTCAGTCTGACCGAGGCGTTTCAAATTATTGAAAGCGCCATCAGTGGCCGCAGCTTGGAACCTGCTGCTGATGCCATCCGCATCAAACATGCCCAGCGCATTGAAGAGGTGGCTGTGGTTTATGCCAAGGCTGGCCAACGGAACATTGAGGCGACGGTGACTGGGCTGATCCGCTCGCGTTGCAATCTGCCCGAGTGGTCGCTGGATGACACCCGCAGCCTTGACAAGGCGCTATTCGACGGCATCTGGCAGCTAGCCCAGGACGAGCAGGCCGCCGAAGCTATGCCGACTAACCCGCCCAGCGAGGACGACCTAAAAAAGCCGCAGCCGGTCACAGCCAAAAGGAAAGCACCGACTGGGGCGAAATCTTCTGGGAACTGACGCACAGCTTCCCAGGGGCGT